GGGAGCTCACGCTCCCGTGATGAAATCGAATCACAAGTGATCCAACAACATATAACTCTCATTGAGTCTTAGGCGTAAGTCTGAGCTTAGTGCGATTATGTGGAAAGATGCGGACACAGACGTAAGTCTGCAAGTCCTTAGGGTGAACCCCGACTTTCTTTATTGCTTCCTACTCCCGTCCACTAGCACCGCAAGGTGCGGTAGCTAACAGGCTATTAAAGCCCGGAAACGGGAATATTCTGGTGCGTTACTACTTGTAACGCGTACCTGGAAACAGGGAAAATTCGATCGTTCCCCTATATAAGGAGCGAGAGAGGGTCCAGAGGACCTTTAATGGTAATGTTAGCCAACCGTAAGGAATGGTAACATTCTTAGGCCGCTAGGCCTGCCTGCAGTCCTTGGATTTATTCAAGGAAACTGAAGTGGAATAAAAACAACGTAATGCGAATAAATAATAAAAGTTATTTATCGCGCCTTACGCGGTCTAGTTCCTGGCATACCAGTGTAAAAGCTGGTAGACGTTGGTATGAATTATTCCTTGGAATGATTCATATTCTCGTCGGTAAAGTGAGTAAGAGTTACATTTCTGCAGTCTTACACTTTGTACGCCATTGTATTGTGATACGGAGAAAGCAGGGTATACCTGGACTCTGTAAAAGGTTGAAAGCCTATAATGTCCTGTTAATGCAGGCATTAGCGGGTACCCCCCACAAAAGTTCGCAAGAACTAGGTGTGGCGGTCTCGCGTACAGGAGCCGGATATCCAAGATCGATCCCAGTACACCATAGAAGAAGGCTTGCTGAAGGGGATGAAGTAATCGTAAGATTATATTTATCTTTCTACTCATTATATAGAGTATTAGATTGGAAAGGAAAGTTGAATCTGTCGACAATAACTAAGGGTCCTATCATTAAATATGATCCAAAGTTATTCGAGGATTTCAAAAAGTTCCTACCAATCTTCTTCAGCACTGCGAAGCTATATGGTTTCGATTTTGGTTCATACGCGAAGGATGACATGAAGAAATTTAAGTCAGAGTTCCGTCTGAATTACTTGCCGATAACTAAGTCTGGACCCGGATCATCGGGGGGTGCAACCACGATGTGGGCGATTCCATACCAAATTAATGCTTGGTTTCATCCGGATAACGCGCGATTATATAGTGCGCTTGAAGGGTGGTGTATCCTTTTGGATATAAAACATGTTTACGTATTTATGAACATGTTTAAGCGAGTTTTTGATGTGTATCTTCACATTAAAAAGATAGAATCACCATGGCAGAGATGCCTTGGGAAACTATCCATTAAGGAAGAGCCAGGGAAAGTTAGGGTATTTGCAATGGTAGATTATATCACGCAAGTGATACTGCATCCGTTGCATCGTTTGCTATTCAAGTTTCTGTCATCAATACCACAGGATGGTACTTTTGATCAGGAGAAACCCGTTAAAAGGTTAATCCAGAAGCTTGAGACGCTCTGGGATAAGATTAATCCCCCACTCCCTAAGAAAGTAACTCCTAAATATATACAGAAGGAGGTACGGACTGTAAACGCTATAAAAGTAGGAACTACTCATATAGTGTTAGGGGCCAATATAAAAAGGTATGAGGAACTCATAGTGAATAAAGAGGAAGACGAAAAGGTTGAAGCCGTTAAGCGAAAGTATGACGGTTTCGACTTGGCTGCTCGTAAGGCTCAATTTGGTAAAATTTGGGCTGATGCGAAGATAGGTCGTACATATAGCTTCGACTTATCGGCAGCAACGGATAGGTTACCAATAAACTATCAGGCAGTCATTGTTCAGCAGTTACACCCTAAGCTGGGGGTAACTTGGAAGGAGATCTTAGTAGGTCGAGATTATTATACTTCTCGGTCTATGAAAGATCTTGATCCGAATCTACCAGAAATGGTTAGATATACTGTCGGGCAACCGATGGGAGCGTTAAGCTCTTGGGCAATGCTGGCCGTTACTCATCACGCCATCGTACAATGGGCGGCACATCGTGTAGGTTCTACAGGATGGTTTGAGTATTATGCGATATTGGGTGATGATGTCGTTATCGGAAACGATAAGGTCGCCGAAGAGTACTTGCGAATTATGCGAGCACTGGGGGTAGAAATATCCCTGGCGAAGACCTTGACTGGAAAGGATAGGTCGATGGAATTTGCTAAGCGTTTCTTCCTTTGAGGAAGGGACGTATCTCCTCTGAGTACTCTTGAGTACTTAGCGGGGCGAGAGAATATATCTGCTCTCGTCACCTTTGTAGCGAAAGCGCGAAGGTTGTGTGAAGTCCGGCTTGCAGACATAGTAAAGGCTGTTGGGTTTGGCTACCAGGTTTGCGGTTCCTTAGATGGAACGTTAGACAAACTTGGGTCACGTGCCCGAGGTCTGGTTCTTCAGTTCATGCGTCCTGGTCAACCCGGAGGGGTGACCTCGATCCTGGACTGGTTATTATTGGATACAGTGAAAACTGCGAAAATAGTGACCGAGGAAACAAAAGGTCGGATGGTGGAATCGTTGGAAGCAACGATTTTCAAGTCCTTCGAGGACCAAGTTGAGGGAATGCGAAAGAGAATCCTTTCACCTCCTCGTTTGAAAGTGCGAGGAAAGATGGTTGAGGACCCGAACCGTGTAAACAGCGGTTCATTACTGGGCTCACCAAGCACCCTTAACCACCCTTCGTTAGAGCGGTGTAGGGAGTTACTTGATAACCATGTAACTCTTCATATACTGACAGACGTTCTTGAAGCTCTAGATCACGTCTGTGAAGACGTACGATCGCAGATAGCTTACTACAAAACCCGAGTAAAAGTTATCCCGAAAACTCCTTCGGAGAAGCTGGATATGGTTTTTGAAATAATGGACAAATTAGAGGAGCGGATAGCTTCTGTTCCTGCTATACACTCTCTTTGGACTAAACCCCAAGAGAAGGTAACTACTCAAAGTCGTAGTCTTCGACTTTGGGCTAGGATTCGGGCCATTATTCGACGATCAGTATCCACCGGAGAAGTAGGGACCGATTCTCGAGATACAAATATGTAACTCTTACAGTCCTCTTCCAGAGGATAGTGGTCAAGGCTTCGCAACCTTGGCACATTACACTTTACAACCACACAAAGAACGGAACTCAAATTCCCAAAAGGAATCACTGAGGTAACGTTACAATGTGTAAAATTATAGGCGTAACTGAGCGCGAT